AGCTAATACCGCACCAGTTGCTCCCAATGGTGGAGATCTTTGGTGGAATAGTGAAGAAGGTACACTTAAAATCTACTACGATGATATTGATAGTGGACAATGGGTAGATGCTTCAAATCCAACACCCTCATTTAGTGCTATATCAATACCTGGTTCGATTACTGCTAATACAGTAGCTGTTTCATATTCATTGACTGGTGCATCATTATCTGTAACAGGATCTGCGGCTGCTAATTCGTTGACAATTACTAGCGGTATTACTACTGGAAACTTATCTGTATCAGGTAGCTTAACTTCTGGTGGTTTAGCTGTTGCGACCATCAACGCTTCAACAAGCATGACATCGCCATTCTTTTCTGCTAATAGCATAGGTGCAAATGTAATAACTGCAAATACAATTACATTAACCAATAATGTAAATGCTAACGGTATTACAATAAATAATTTAACATCAGGAAATGGTACATTTAGTTTAGTTACTACATCAAATACAGTATCTCAAAGAATAATAGCAAATAGTAGTCCAGGATCAGCAGGACAAATTCTTTATTCTGGTGGCCCAAATGCTAACAATTATTGGGCAGATACATATAATCAAATACACCCATTCTTGTTTATCTAATGAGGAAATAAAATGCCAGTTTCTTATAAAGTTTTAGGACAGCAAAACCCTACAATTAACACCCTTACACAATTATATGCAACTCCTGCTAGTACTAATACAATAGTATCAAGTTTAACAATTTGTAATCAAGCAGCTTCTAACGCTTCTTACAGGGTGGCAGTTCAACCTGCCAATGCTGCTATTACTGCAAAGCACTACATCAGCTATGATACTCTTGTTCCTTCTAACGATACTATTGCATTAACATTAGGAATGACGCTTGCAGCTAACGATGTTGTATCTGTCTATGCAAACTCTTCAACTGTAAGCTTCTCGCTATTTGGCACAGAGATAACCTAATTAGGTATCTTTATGGTTGAAAAAGTACAGGTATTAGGAAGAACAGGTAGAAACAGTCTACAGAAATCTACTACATTCAATGTAAGTGGTAAGCGACAATCTCAGTTTCAAAGACTCAATTATTCACCTAGTGTTCCTGGACCTATTTCTATAGATTCCAATTTTAGATATAATACACTATTAATACACGCTGATGGTACTTCAGGTGCAAATAATACAGTGTTTTTAGATAACAGTGGCGCTAATACGTATATACCATTTAATGGGACGTATAGTAATTATTTTGATGGAAGCAGTAAACTAGTAGCAACAGTTGCAGCTCCTGGTACCGGTTCGGTTACATACGAAGCATGGTTTAGACTGCCATCAGGAACTGGTTGTATCACAAATTCAAGATCAGGTGATACTGCTGACGGGGTTGATATTAGTGTAGGTGCTAACCGTCAAATTGTAGTTACATATCAAAACGTAGTTTTATTTTCCGGTACTACTAATCAAGTATCATTTGATACATGGTATCATGTAGCAGTAGTAAGAAACGGAACAACTAACTGGACGGTATATTTAAACGGAACATCAATAGGCACTTTTACTTCAAGTAATAATTTAACATCTACATATTTAAGTATTGCACAAAACAATCCAACTAATAACAATTCTCCTTTTACAGGTCATATTTCTAACGTAAGGGTAACAAATAGTGCAGTTTATACTTCTAATTTTACACCATCGACTGTTCCTCTTACCTCATCTACATCACCACAACTATTAACTTGTCAATCACCTATTATTGTTGATAATAGTACAAACAATCGTACTATAACAATTACTGGAAATCCTTTGATATCATCCGGAGGAACAGCTGTAAAGATTGGTGCTGGTAAACCTTTACAGGGTACATTCAGCCCGTTTAGTCAGACTGGATGGTCTAACTTATTTAATGGTAGTACAGATTATCTCCAATTTCCTAGAGCTGCAGGATTAATTACTACTGGACCGTTTACGGTAGAAGCATGGGTTAATATTGCTGCACACAAAGCATCTAACATTATAATTGCTGACCAATACTGGAGTACAGGCCAAAACGGAGGATGGAACATTGCAGTCGATGGGAGTGGTTTTGTTGTATTTTCAGCTTCAGAACAAGTATTTAATACATTTCCTGCTGTAGTAACATCTTCTTCTGCTATAAGCGTTAATACTTGGTACCATATTGCAGTAGTTAGAGATCAAAATAATTTTTTAAATCTATACGTTAATGGTGCATTAGCCGCAAGACCAGTATTATATAATTTTGATTTAAGTAGAAATACAGGTGGTACACAAACGAACTGGTTAACAAACATTGGTATTACAAATGCCGATGGTACAAACTATAATTTTATTAACGGTTATGTTTCTAATGCAAGAATTGTAAAAGGTATTGCTGTTTATACAGAACCATTCAATCCACCTACTACACCATTGTCTACTATTGGCACTCCAGATAATACAACGCTTTTAACTTGTAGAGATAACAGATTAAGAGACAGTTCATTAAATGCTAATGCATTAACTATTGGAGGCACTCCTTCTGTACAAGTTTATTCACCTATAGTTAATAACAACTACTCGACAACATCTGTGGGTGGTAGTTTTTATTTAAATGGAACATCTGAGTATATTACCCCTCAAGTACCATCGATTGATTTCACAGGCGATTTTACTATAGAATGTTGGGCATACGATTTAGGCAGTACTGCTTATGGTACTTTATTAGGATGGCGTACTGCTGGTGTTAGTTATACAGGATTTATTTTACAGAGAAATAATAGTGCTAACAATCTTACTTGTCAAGTAACCATTAGTGGAACTGCGGTAAATTTAAATCAGACTTCTGGAACTTATTTAAAAAATTCCTGGAACCATGTAGCAATAGTAAGATCGGGAACAACGGTAACATTATGGGTTAATGGTGTTAGTGCTGCTACAGGTACGGTAAGCGGGACAGTATCACCAGGTACTAGTATGTGGATAGGACAAGATCCGCAAAATATTATAGCTTCTACGTATTTTGCTGGTTATATTAGTAATTATAAAGTGGTGAATGGTAAAGCATTATATACATCAACATTTACACCACCAACCGCACCAGCAACAACATCAGATGCACCTGTATTATTGTTAAACGGAACTAATTCGGGTATTATAGATAACACAGGTAGAAATAATTTAACTACATATGGTTCAGCGGCAGTTAGTTCTACACAAAGTAAGTTTGGTGGTACTAGTATATCATTTAACGGAACTACAGATTATATTACTACAACAAGTGTCTCAAATATACAAGCTTTTGGTAGTGGTGATTTTACTGTAGAAATGTGGGTTTATTTTAATAATACAACTGGTACGCAAGTATTATTTGATGGTCGACCATCTGGTACTAGTACTACTGTAAATTATGCAGTTTTAACTTATGCTAGTACATTAAACTATTACACAAATAATGGAAATCCATCGATAACCGGGAGTGCTTTAAATGCAAACCAATGGTATCATATAGCATTATGTAGAAGCGGTACGTCTACTAGATTGTTTGTAAACGGTATACAAGTTGGTAGCACATTATCTGACTCACAATCATATATTAATGGTGCCAATAGACCTATTTTAGGTGCTGACGGAAACGTTGTAGGCAGTTATTTTAATGGTTATATTGACGATCTACGCATTTCTAAAGTTGCCCGCTACACATCTAACTTCACACCACCAACAGCAGCTTTTGCAGACCAATAAATACTAATAAACATATAGGATTAAAATGGCTGATATTAATTTTCCAAGTTCACCATTAGTTGGCGATACTTACACAGTAAATAACAAGACATGGACTTGGAACGGAACCTCATGGACGGGTTCTGGTGGAACTTCATCATCTTTATATTCATCCATTAATTACTATACAGACACGTTTACTGGTAACGGTTCAAATACTCAGTTTAATCTTTCTGTATCCAGCACCACAAATAATTCTATAGTTTTTGTATCAGGCCTTGGACAACTTCCAACAACTGCATATTCTATTTCAGGTACGACAATTACATTTACAGAAGCTATTGCAAACAATGTAACAGCTGAAGTAAGAACACCTTCAACATATAACATATATTCTGCACCAACAGCATATTCAAGATATTACTATACTGCAATAGCTGGCCAGACTGTTGTATCTGGTGTTGACAATAATGCTGCAACTTTATCCTATACTCCTAATACAATAGAAGTATATGTTAACGGTATTTTACTTGTACCAACAGTAGATTACACTGCAACAAATGGTACTTCAATAACATTCATAACAGCACTATATGCTGGTGACGATGTACAAATTGTAACACAGTCTTCTACAGTATATACTCCTCCATCTATATCAATGTCATCTGTACCATCTGTTACTATTGGTTCAGTTGCATTCGAAACTGTCGGTCAAGTATCTACGACATCCACATCGACTGTATCACTAGATGTGCTTAACATGACATTATACAGATCAGCAAAGTATATGGTACAAGTTACAGATACAACTAATAACCTATATCATTTTTGTGAATTAATGGTATTACATAACGGATTATCCGCTTTTATTACTGAATATGCAACACTTTATTCTAGTTATTCGCTAATGTCTTTTGATGCAAACGTATCGGGTAGCAGTTTATTTGTAACTGGTACTCCAACTAATTCAAACAATACTATTAAAATTTATAGAGTAGCGGTAGGCGTCTAATGTCAAATTCAAGAGATTTATCATCATTAGGAACAATTGTCAATAGTAATGCTAACCTTAATGTTTCTTTTGCAAACACAATTGCAAATGGTTTTGCTACAGCAACATCTACAAATACAATTAATCTTAATGTTACTGGTAACTCAAATTTAACTTATATCTTGGCAAACAACAGCCAAGGTACTGCTGGTCAGTTACTAATATCCGGTGGTAGTACAACTAATGTAAGCTGGAGTTCATTCAATACATTATTAAACTTCAGTACAATTGCTGTTAGTAATACAATCGTATTTAACAATCTTGCAACTTATAATAGTAATGTTACTTTTGCAAACAACGTTACATTTGCAAATGCTGTAACGTTCTCTAATACAATCTCAGTTGCAAATGTTAACAACACGTATATTGCCAACTCTACATTCAATCAGTATAGAGAACAAGCATACACGAATACAACATTTGGTGCTAGCTATACAGTCAATTTAGCTCTAGGTTCGTTACATTTACTATCTTTAACCAGCAATACAACAATATACATGCCCACAGCAAATGCTGGCCAAAGCTTTACATTAATTATTAATACTGGATCGGGTAACTACGGTGTAGGTTGGAATGGTGTTACATGGTCTGATAACGTCGCACCAGTTGTTACAGTATCATCTACTAAAAGAGATATATTATCATTTATTAGTGATGGTTCTAGCTGGTTTGGATTTGTTGCAGGGCAAAACTTCTAATGTTTGTGTCTAAGTCTATTGGCTCTCCGTTTATTAATCAGCCAAAAGATATTAATTTTGCTAATACAGTATTACTGTTACATGGAGATGGTGTTGTAAACGCTAACAACACTATGTTTATTGATAGTAGTGGAGCCAACACATTTATTCCATTTAATGGTACTTCTAGTTATTATTTTAACGGTAGTACAGATTACCTTACGTTAACACCAAACACAGTAATTGGTACAAACGATTTTAATATAGAAGCATGGATATATTTAACAGGTGGTGCAACTACTAACCCTACTATTTTCTGTTCAGGTCAATTTTGGTTTGTATGTGATACAAATGCTCTTTATCTTGTTCAAGCTGGTGTTGCAACTGTTATTCAATACACTTCTATTCCCTCATCAATATTGAATACTTGGACTCATGTTGCTGCATCAAGACAAGGAACAAATTTAAGATTGTTTGTTAATGGGGCAGTAGTTAATACTGTTACTAACAGTACTAACTTTGTTATGGGATCTGGAGCTACTAGAATAGGTATAGAAAGTACTTCATTAATTCAACCATTTTTTGGTTATATTTCAAATTTAAGAGTTGTTAATGGGGTTGCTGTATATACATCAAATTTTACTCCCCCATCTTCTGAATTACCTTATGTTAATGGTACACAAATATTAACAGCACAGAATCCAACATCAGCTCAAACTCCATCAATTAAACAACCTTTATTTAAAGATAACAGTCCAAGCAATCCTACTTTTACTACATCAGGAACACCAGCAATATCTACAGGTGGACCGGCTATAGTATTGGGTGGTGGTAAACCAGCACAAGGTACATTTAGTCCGTTTAGTCAAACAGGTTGGAGTAATTATTTTAACGGTAGTTCAGATTATATCTCTACTCCATCACCTGGAACAACTTATCAATTTGGTACAGGTAACTGGACAATAGAAGCTTGGGTTTATACTTCATCAACTAGTACTATACAAACTGTATTTCAAATATATGGTACAACAGTAGATAATTTAAATATACAATTTAACGGAACAACAAGAGCATTCTTTACTGATATTAGAGGTACAAATCAAACAGCAGTTACCGCTACATCAACTGTGTTAGCTAATTTAAATCAATGGAATCATGTAGTATTAACAAGAGATAGTACAACTACAATTAAATTGTACGTTAATGGAGTATTAGGGGCTACTCAAGCAATAGCATCTACGACTACATTTGTTGATACACAATTTTCTGGTAATCCTACTATAGGTGCTAAAACTAATGCAGTTACAAATTATTGGGCTGGTTATATTTCCAATCTTCGTGTAGTTAAAGGCACAGCAGTTTATACTGATAATTTTACTCCTCCTACTACCCCTCTTACAGCTATAGCAAACACTATATTATTAACATGTCAATCTAATAGATTTATAGACAACTCTACTAGTAATTTTTCTTTAACTACTAACGGCACTCCTCCTTCTATACAACCATTCTCACCATTTGTTCCTAGTGCTGCTTATTCTAAAAATAAAGTTGGCAGCAGTATTTTATTTAATGCAAGTTCAGATTATATACAATCAGGACAATATCTACAATCTTTCAATCCAGGAAGTAATAATTTTACTATGGAATGTTGGGCATACATTACTGCTGGTGGTAATAGGGACGATTTAATACAATTTGCTGCTGCAACTGGTAACAATCGTTATGGCTTAGTATTTCAAACTACAGGTAATTTAGATTATATCTCTGGTGTTGGTTCTCCTGCAACTAGTTTAATATCTGTATCAATCACAGATGCTGCATTCATGAATAGATGGAACCATATAGCTGTATCTAGAAATAGTGGTACTTCTAGATTATATCTTAATGGTGCTCTAATTGGTAATACTGCCGACACCTCAACATGGACTGACCCATTGAGATTTACTTCAGGTAAAGATCCTGCGGGAAGTACTTACGTAGCTGGATACGTATCTAATATAAGATTATTGAATGGTACAGGTTTGTACCCTGCTGCTTTTACACCACCTACAACTCCACTACAACCAATTGGAAATACAGTACTTCTTATTAATTCTTCTGATGGTGGAATAATAGATCAAACAGGAAGATATAATTTTGCTACTTACGGTGGTTCATCCATCTCAACAACACAAAGCAAGTTTGGTAGAAGTAGTATGTTTTTTAATGGTACTACAGATTATCTATCACATACATATAGTATTACAGGTTTAAATTTTGATTGGGCTACAACAGGTTCATACACTATAGAAGGATGGATATATCCTACTAGTTTTGCTAACTACAAGCCCATCATATCAAATTCAGCTATCGGTGGTGGTAATAATTGGGAGTTAGTCCTTAATAGTGCTGGAAACGTGGTATGGAGATACTGGACTGGTACTGCTCAAATATATCAAACTACTTCAGCGGTTACATTGAATACATGGAATCATGTTGCACTAGTTTTAAATAATAGTGTTATTACCATATATATTAATGGGGTAGCAGGTGTGTCTTCTGCCTACGTAGCAACTGCCGCTGCATCAGCTGGCGTTGCTGGTGCATTTATTTACATTGGAGCAGCTTATGGTGGTATCACAGGAGCAGCTACTAACTATTTTGCTGGTTATGTGGATGAAATGCGTATAACTAGATCAGCACGTTATACTGCTAACTTTAACCCACCTGCTCGTAAATTTGAAGATAGATAATATAAATAGCATATATAAGATAGCGTCTGGAAAGGGATAGATGGCTAATCAATCAGATTTTAGGGTCAAAAATGGCCTGCAAGTTGTTGGAAATTCTTTTGTTACTGCAGTAGGAACTACTACTGATCGTGTGACATCTTATTCAGCTGGACAATTTCGCTTTAATTCCACACTTGGTATTTTCGAAACATATATTTCAAGTACAGCTGGTGGTGGCTGGATACCTGTTGGAACCATTTCGTTAGCATTTCCATCTGGTGATCTTGGAGACCTATCTACAGATTATACAAATACACTTGGTAGTGAATCTGTGTACGCTTATACATATGATTGTTCTACTACTCCCTTCAACGGTACTGCTACAATAGATTTAAATATTTGAGGAGCAATTAATGGCTACTGTGCTTCAACTTAGAAGAGGCAATATTGCATCAACACAAGCATTCACTGGTGCAAATGGTGAAATTACTATCAATACGGACACAGAGGTTATTCACGTTCATGACGGAGTAACCCCTGGTGGATGGGCTTTACAAAAAGCTCAAGAAATGGTACGTGTTGACTTTGGTCCTAATGCAGTTTATTCTGAAGCAGGTACTATTTCTGATCCAAGAGCAATTGCTAATAGTACGTATGTTACTTCTGTATCAATGTGGGCATGCGGTGCTGCATCAAATGGTTCTTCTACAACAGCCTACTATGGCGATGAAGGTGAGTTTGATAACTTCAACTGCTCTGCATATGTTTCTTCCAACGGTGTAATTTCTTATTACATAGTAGCTACACCTGGACCAGTTTCTAATACTCGTTTCTTTAATTACATTCTATCTTAATAAGGAGAAAATAAAATGGCTGTACTTCAATCAGGTGCATCTACTGCAACTTTGACAGTTGATCCGACACTCAGCGCTGCTCGTGTTAATCTACGTCCTAATGAAATAACCGGTTCATTCCGTGCATCATTAGTCTCAGGTACTATTGCTGCCTCTACTGCAGCTGGTGTTCTTTACACATTTAAGTATACTGGTACTGGTGTTTGTATAGTTCGTTCAGTACAAGTTGGTGAACAAGTAACAACTGCATACACTCAGGGTTCAATGCGTCTTGGTCTTTATGTAGTTCGCTCATCATTCACACAAGGTACAACTAACGGTACTCTAACTACATTCTCAGTTAATAAAAAAAGAACATCTCAATCAACACCAAATGCTGCAGCAGTTATTGGTACAACTACGGTAATTACTGGTGATACAGTGGGTGCTGAAGATTCTGTTGCATACGGACATGTTCTTCTTAACCTTCCTGCATCTATTACAACAACACCTGTTGACGGTCTTCGTGACTTTATTGGTCCTTACAATGCTTCTGCTTATCCATTAGTACTTGCACAGAACGAAGGTTTCCGTATCAAGAACGATACTGCATTTGCTGCAACTGGTTCAGGCAACCTTGTTGTTACGGTTGAATGGGAAGAAGCAACAGCATACTGATATTAACTCAAATTGAGAAGGAATTGACAAAATGGGTTATATACAGTCTGGTGTAACAAATGATCTCGTAACTGTTGATCGTTCAACAGCATCTATGAGAGCAACTGTTCGTCCTAATGAAATAACAGGATCTTATCGTACTTCTTTGGTTAGCAGTACGATAACATTTTCTAGCATTACATCTGCAAACGGTATTCTGTTTACTTTTAGAAATACAGGTACTGGTTTATGTTTAATTAAATCAGTACAAATTGGTATTCAAATAATTACTACCGGGTTTACTACTACTGCAAGACCATCATTTTCACTATATCGTGTACCTACCTCATTTACACAAGGTACAACAGGTGGTACTGGATATGGTGTAGGTCAAGCTAACGCATTAGTGGCTAAAAAAAGAACATCTATGTCCACATCTGCAGCATCGATGGTAATATATGCATCTGGTGCTGGTATTACAGGTGATACAGCTTCAACTGAAGATACCGTACAGATGGCACAAGTTATTCTTGGTGGTACTGCTGGCTCAGTAACTACATTTCCATTAGCAGGTTTAAGAGATTTCTTTACTGCTTATAATGCAACATCACCTGGTTTTATTGATCAAGGTAGCGCTATTACATACCCTCTTACACTTGCTGCAAGTGAAGGATTTAGAATTAAGAATGATGCTGCATTTATTGGTGGTACTACTGGTGCAGGAACTGCAGCACTAGTAGTAACTGTTGAATGGGATGAAGCTACGGCTTACTGATAGAATAGGTATATAGAAAATGTCATTGACTAAATTAAACACTAATATGTTTGATTACTCTGCACTTGTTGCAGGGCAAACAGTGACATTTTCTAATACTATCACTACTAATTCTGCAGTATTTTCAAATACTACAACATTTGCTGGAACTGCAACATTCAACGGTCCAGTTTCAATATCCGGTACATTTACTATTACCGGTTACTCTACATTTGATAGTGTAAATATAAACACACTAAATGCAAATAATATCAATGCTAATACTATTGCAGTTGATAATATAACAGCAAACTCAAGCTACGGTACTGCTGGTCAAATATTAATGTCTAATGGATCGAGTGCTAACAATTCATGGGTTGATGCACCATTTATAGTACATCCATTTATTGTTATTGGTATGTAAATGTTAATTTAAATGGCAGTAAAATCATTTGGAAGAACATATAGAAATACCAAACGTAATATTGCTAACAGTAATGTAAGCAGTAAAATATCAAGATTTAAAGATTTTAATTTTTTACCCTCTATTCCTACACCCACCAGCCCTTTTTTTATTATTACTAGTAATGCTAGTTTTGCAACTGCTAACTCTACATATGTTACTCGTACATTTACTTCTAATGGTGCATTTTATATTAGTAGTAAATCTGGAACAGTTAACGTAGAAATTATTGCTATTGGTGGCGGTGGTGGCGGTGGTGGTGCTGATGCTGTAGCTGGAAGAGCTGGTGCTGGAGGTGCATTGGTATACGGAGTTCACAGTTTACTAGCAGGCAGTTATAACGTTTATGTAGGAGGCGGTGGTGGGGCTGGTAGTACTTCTGTTGCAAACGCTGGCGGTGGTCTTGGAGGAAGCAATGGTGGGGGGCCTGGTGGTAATGCTGGTGCTACCGGCACATCAGGTGGGGGCGGCGGTGGTGGTGGCTGGTCTGGTGTGATAGGAGGACCATTTACAACTGCTTCTGTAGGTGGTGGTATACAATATGTTATAGCTGGTGGTGGTTCCGGAGGTGGTGGAGCAAACGAAGGTATAGCTAACGACGCTGCATCTGCAGGGGGTGGAGTTCAAACTAATGGTAACGTAGGTGGTGGTTCCTTTACAGGTGGTACCGGTGCAAACTTTAGTGGTGATGGTGGTGGATTTGCTGGTGGTGGTGGAGGATCTTTAGGTGGTGCAGGACAGAATACTTCTACTGGTGATAATAGTGGTGGTGGCAATTCTAATTTAGGTTCCAGCCCTTATTCAGCTAATGGCAATCCTGATGGGGGAGCAGTATTAACTTATTCATGGTTTACTAATCCTGCATCTTATGGTAAGGGTGGTGCCGCTACTACTTCTAGTGGTTCAAACGGTTCTAACGGTGCAGTAATTATTAGATATGCATTAACTGAAGCTCCTCAAATAAACGTAGTTACTACTTCTATATTGCTAATTGGTGGTGGTGGCGGAGGTGGTACTAACTGGGGTGGAGGTGGTGGTGCTGGTGGTGTTGTTAGTAATACTTACGACATTTACTATACTACAAATAGTTCAATAACTATTATAATAGGAGCTGGTGGGGGAGCTTCTGCTAATGGTACAAATACTTCAATTGATGGTGTGTTAACAGCTATTGGTGGAGGTGGTGGTGGTTATAATGCCGGCGCATCAGGGGTAGCTGGGTTTAATGGTGGATCTGGTGGAGGTGGTGGAGCAGGTACCAGCGCTGGTACTGCAGGTTTAGGAGGAACAGGTCTACAACCTACAGCTACGTATATTGGTTTTGGTAATAATGGTGGTCAAGCTAATGCTGGTGGATTAAACTTAGTTCCAGGTGGTGGAGGAGGAGGCGCAGGAGCTGTAGGATTTGCAGCCACAACAGTTGCATGCGGTAATGGTGGTATAGGAATTTATACTAGTATATCCGGATCTAATACTGCTTATGCTGGTGGAGGTGGTGGTGGAGCAACAGCAACCTTTACTATAGGTACTGGCGGTATAGGAGGAGGTGGTAATGGCAATACTGCATCTTCTGGAGCAGCTGGTGCACCAGGTACAACTAATACAGGTGGAGGTGGCGGAGGTGGTGCAACTGGTGGCGGTGTAGGTGGATCTGGAGGTTCTGGTATAGTAATATTAACATATCCATCTCCTGCAAGATTTATAGGAGGTACTATGACTGCTATCAATAGTGGAACTACCATCGTTCACACATTTACATCTTCTGGAACATTAACAGCTGTATAAATATTTTAAACTAACTGGAGAAAAATAAAATGAGTCATTTTGCACAAATAGATGATAACAATATAGTAACTCAAGTGATTGTTGCAGAACAGGATTTTATTGATTCTGGTGCTGTTGGCGATCCATCTAAATGGATTCAAACTAGCTACAACACGTTTGCTGGTCAACATAGAAATGGTGGTACACCATTGCGTAAGAATTATGCTGGGATTGGCTATGTCTATGATCCTAATAGAGATGCATTCTATTCACAAAAACCATTTGATAGCTGGATATTAAATGAAGATACATGTCAATGGGAACCACCTACACCCTATCCTACTGATGGTAAGAATTATCAGTGGAATGAGCTTGGTATGGTTTGGGAAGAAATAGCCTTACCTGAGTAATTATAAATATACTAGAAAACTAGTATAGGACAAAAAATGGCCACCAAAATTTACGTTTCCCAGATTGATACCGCTAACACTACTGGAGGTCAAGCTCCAGTAGGTGCTTTGATTCTTGTTGGATCAAGTGGACCATATTGGTCCAATGCCTCAGTTTCAGAACTTCTAGGTATCAATCAAAATGAAATAGTAGGATACAGAGGATCTGCTGGTTATCAAGGATCAGAAGGTCTTGGTGGCTACACTGGATCAGTGGGGTTCCAAGGATCAACTGGTGGTGATGGTCCACAAGGTGCTGTAGGTTACCAAGGTTCAGTTGGTGCTGGTGGTCCTGGTTATACTGGATCTGTAGGTTTTGTTGGTTCGGCAGGTTATCAAGGATCCGAAGGTTCTGTTGGATATTCAGGATCAGTAGGCGATCAAGGACCAATAGGTTCTGCTGGTTATCTTGGTTCTGTTGGATATCAAGGATCAGTGGGATATCAAGGATCTGCAGGTGGTCCAGGAACAATTGGATTCACTCAATTAACCGATACTCCTCAAAGCTATTCTGGTAAAGCATCAAATTATGTAAGAGTTAATGCAACAGCAAATGGTTTGTTCTTTGATTCTAACACATACATGACAAACAATGTTACTACTGACGTTAACTTTAGCAGCAATACTATTTTAAATCCTACTTTTAAGAACTATAGTGAAACTGTTAAATCAACAGGAAATTCAACATCTGCTGTATCAGTAGATGTTAGAGATGGTAACATCAACACAATAACTCTTAATGCACCAATAGTACAGGTAGTTATGAGTACAGCTGGATTAGTAACAGGTCGTCTTTATAGTATTACAATAATGCTGAAACAAGATGGAACAGGATCAAGAACAGTTGATTGGTCTAACCAAACAATTTACTGGCCAGCTGGTGAAGGTATCTATTCACCCAATGGTCCTACTCTCTCTACACAAGCAAACTACACAGACTTTATAACACTAATGACAACCAATGCTGGAGCATCTTGGTATGGAGTAATATCTGCTAAAGGCTTCCCAACTACATAATGGAATGACAAATGCCAATTTCAAAAGCAGGTTTACTAAGAACTGATGGTTTAAGTTCAGCACCAAAAGAACAAACATATGTTCCGTTATATTCTGTATTATTTTACTATGGTAAAGATAATGAATTTACAAGCGGAACATTAAACTTAGATAATTATAGAAATTATCAAGAAATATATTTTCCCAATATAACAATATACAATGCAGATGGAACACCTTCGTTATTAAAGTGTGATCCTCTTGTAACTTGTATCAATGCAGATGCAAATTGGAATTCAAATACTGGTGTGTGTTTTGCTCCAACAACAACACTTCCAAATACTGGTGCAACATTATTCGAATCACATACACACAATCCAACTACTTTAGTTCGCACTAATGTATACAATGCATTAGGAGCTGCACCAGGTGAACAAACTGGTCCTCAAAGCTATATTGAACAAAAAGGATCATACACTCATTTCCATACAGCAAACAATATTGCCGCTGGTCTTCGTGGAGTTCAGTATGGAAGATATGATGGGTTTGCTAATAGAGTTGCTGGTATCAATGCAGTAGCTGTTAAACCTATTTTGAGAGATCCTCAGCTCGTTACTAACCTAAATGAAGTATATAATGAGAAAAAGCTAACATATCTTCCTAAAAACATAGTTGTTTTTGGTAACAATCTACCATCAAACGCATATTCTAGAAGCGATGATTATCATAGCAATACGGCTACTGGTAAAGTGTTGCCTCTAATATGTAAGAGTGATAATGTTGGTGCTTTGTTGATAGCAAACTCTCTTACATTTTCAATAACATCAAGTACAGTTACAAACCACAACCACAGTGGTGTGATGCCATCACAAAAGAGAAAATCAAAGAAGAGTGGACAGCTTGGTTACATCGTAAATGATGCTGGTGTTCATAACCATGCAGTAACTTATACTTCCAATGTTGCTACAAGATCCAAGATACTCAAAGGTTGGATAACAACACAAAATAATACACCAATTGCTAATGGTGTTATTATTGGGTATTCTATAGGATTGAATACTCTGTATCAAGGAATATATTCTAACTCAGAAGTTCTTCCAGTTAACTGGCACTTCTGTGATGGTAATAATGGTACTCCTGATTTAAGAGGGTACTTCATTTATGCTAACTTCGATGCTGCAAATAATTGTCACGATACGGTTTTTAGCTCATCAAATACGTTAACTATTTCTTCTATATCAATGGCTGCTAATGGTAATCATTCCCATCTTGGACCACTTACTGGTCAAGAGGTAGGATCTGGAACACCAACTGACATTGGAAGTCACAGCTATGAAGATGCATTAAATCACACACATGCAATTTCAACTGCTAGTACTTTTAAATATAATATAACAGATACTCAGGATGTGACTAATATTATTGCTGGACAATCATATTCCTATGTACCTCCAAGAGTACAACTTGCATTCATAATGTATAACGAAAATATAGTATAAGGAGATTATTATGATTACTGAAGAACAAATTAAGCACGGATATCCAAGTTCAGATGCAGATGTCGTATCAGCTCTCGTATCAAGTCTAGATACACTTTCAGAAAAATATGAAATTAATTCTGCACTACGTCTTTCACATTTTCTTGCACAAACTGCACACGAGTCTGGTGGTTTCAGAGTTATCGAAGAAAACCTAAACTATTCAGCTGATGGCCTTTCGAAGATCTTTCCAAAGTATTTTAAGGATAAAGATCCAAACGATTATGCAAGACAGCCAGAAAAGATTGCAAACGTAGTGTATTCTTCACGTATGGGAAATGGTGATGAAGCATCTGGTGATGGATATAAGTTTCGTGGTCGCGGTTTAATTCAGTTGACCGGTCGTTCAAATTATACATCACTTGCTGGTGATATGGGTGTAGATCTAGATCAGGTTGTTGAGTATCTTGGAACACCAGAAGGTGCAGTTGAATCAGCAGCATGGTTCTGGCACAAGAATGGTCTTAACAAATTAGCTGATGCTGACGATGTTACAGCAGTTACTAAAAAGATCAACGGTGGTACTATTGGTCTAGAGGATCGTCAGAAGCACACTGAAGAGTTCAAACAGATTCTTGGTGCTTAATGGCATTAATTGCTAGACTTAATGATAGCAGTAGTCATGGTGGATCTATTATTACATGCTCTGCTGTCACAAAGACTGAAGGTGTACTAACAGCTAGGGTAGGAGATTTACACTCCTGCCCTATTCCTGGTCATGGTATAACTAAGATTGTCAATGGTTCAGGAAACTTTAAAACTGAAGGAAAAGTTACTTCAGTTTATGGTAGTAAAACTGGATGTGGAGCTACAATTTATGGAGGAGCAGCAGTATCTAATGCTCCTTTAGAATCACCATCCAATTCAGGAAGATTTGGTGGACCTTTAGTACTTGGTGGTCCCAATGTTCCTTTAAGTCAAACATTTATACTAGGATAAACTATGGGTGTAACATATTTACAGGGTGATGTACTGACAGCAGAAGACCTTAACAATTCACTCAACGAGGCAGTGAATACATATGGTTATTTTGTGTTTGGTGGTGCACCTTATTCATGGGAAAATAGACCTATTGGTCCTCCTGGTGAGCATGTTCATAATGCTAAGTTAACTGCAAATGGTGTGTTTGTTGTAAATACAAACCCATCTTATTTTTACAGTGAAAGTAATTTTTACAATAACATTAACATATACAGTGGAAACATTGTAGTTAGTAGCGGCAGTCTTAATGTTACTGGAAATATAGTTTCTACCGGTGTAGTATCAGATAGTATTGGTAACGTTAGAAAGGTAAGCAGAGATTCTGCTAAACCTAATGGTTATACTATACAATCGTCTGATGCTGGTAAATTCATATATGCAACAGGTACAGTCAATGTGCCTGGTAATATTTTTAACGTTGGTGATAACGTAACAATATACAACTCAACCGGTGGTGTTATTACAATAGCACAAACTGGTGGAGTCATGCTTTTGGCTGGATTGGGAACATCTGGCAATAGAACATTGGATACTAAAGGTTTAGCAACTATTCTTTGTGTTGATACTAACACATATGCTATTACAGGTGCAGGGCTCAACTAATGAGCATCTATAATGTCTACTTAGGTTACGGTGGAGGGGTCAACACTGCTGCTGGACAAGTAGGTTTTAATGATGATACACCAGGAACAAATAAAACATTCACACTTCCTCCATTCAACACAATCAAATTTGAGATGTGGGGTGGAGGTGGAGCAGGTGGTGGTGGCGATCACAATATTGCTGTTAATGGTGGTGTAGGTACACAATCAGACGTATTATTTCCCACACTAACTGGCACTACAACAATTAACAACCCATGGGATCCAACTACATTCTCTATAGGAAGTGTAGGAGGATTTGATGGTACAGATAGATCAGACAAAGATCGTTACGGATATGCTGGTTATTTGAATGGAAGAGTAACTCTTTCACTTGCAGAAGGATTGAAAGTTACTGTTGATAGATGGTTAGCTGATTCTCACGAAGCACCTGGTGGAACTTATACTTTAATGAGACCAGAATGGTTTTTTAATAATGGTGTTCCATTTATTTCAAATAGTGATGGATTATTTGTTTATTCTGAACCAAGATATAGTTATGGAAGAGATACTTCTTGTTTTGGAACATCATTGATACTTACTCAAAATACATTTATAGTTAGAATTTACTGGGCTAAGAAAGGATATCCTTTCACATCCGACCCCAACGAAGGAGGATTTCCAGTTGGTGTATTAGCTTCTCCAATAACTTTAACTACAACAACCTATTACAATAATATCTCCGTGGTAGCTGGTGGCGGAGGTGGAGGTACTGGTGGTAACAATGGTACTAAAACTGGAACTGGAGGAGGTGGTGGTACATCGTCAGGTTCATTACCAGTAGGTACATTAATAAAAGTGAATGGTTCTTCTGGTACCAATGCTGTTGATGGATCGCCAGGATATGGTGGTGAAGCAGGTAATGCACCAGGTACTGCAGGTAATCCTGGAAGTACAGGTGGTGCAGGTGGAGCTCCAGGTGGTGGTGGCGGTGGTGGTGGATATGATAATGGTGCTGCACCTGGTGGTGGTAAGAAATCTGGTGGTGGATCCGTAAAAGACTCTGCAGGTGGTGGAGGCGGAGGTGGTGGTGGATATGCATCCGTTTCTTTTGTGAAGGGTCAAATTCCTCAAAGATCTACTATAACATATTCAGTGGGTGATAGAGGAATTGCAGGACCTGCTGAATATCCTGGTGGATCTGGTGCCAGAGGCAAATTTAAGATAACCTGGACATAAATCATAAATATCTAAAAAGGATATTTTCATGGCTACACTAACATCTAGATCTGAATTTAAAGAATATTGCCTTAGAAAACTAGGCAAGCCTGTAATTGAAATTAACGTTGATGATGATCAAGTTGAAGATCGTATTGACGAAGCTCTCAAATATTATTGGGATTATCACTTTGATGGTACTGAAAAAGTATATTATAAACACCAGTTTACATCAGAAGATATAACCAACAAATATATCACCTTACCTCAAAATATTATAGGTGCGGTCAATATCTTTGATCTTGGTGATTACATTGCAACTAACAATATTTTCAACATCAGATATCAGATTGCTCTCAACGATCTTTACACTTTGACATATCAGTCAATGGTTCCATATTATATGGCATTTCAACAATTGCAACTTCTTGAGCAACTTCTTGTTGGAAAACAACCAATTAGATATAACAGAAATACTAACAAACTTTATATCGATGTAAATTGGGATAAGATTACTGCAGGATATTATCTTGTAGTAGAGGCTTATCAAATTGTAGATCCTACAGAATATCAAGACGTATGGAACGATCGTTGGTTACAAAGATATGCATCTGCTTTGATTAAAAAGCAATGGGGTACTAATCTTACAAAGTTTATTGGTATGCAACTTCCAGGTGGTGTACAGTATAATGGTGAGAAAATTTACAATGATGCTCATGATGAGATTGAAAAGCTAGAAGATGAAATGATTAACAGCTACAGCTTACCAGTTGCAGACATGATTGGATAATTTATGGCAACCTCACTATACTTTAACAATTTTTCTTCTTCTGGTGAACAAAGACTAATAGAAGATTTGGTAATAGAATCTATCAAGATCTATGGTGTTGATAACTATTATGTACCAAGAAAGATTGTTAATTACAATAACACATTTAGAGAACAAAACTTTACTGAGTATGGCACAGCTGTATCAGTAGAAATGTATGTTCGTAATGTTGATGGTTTTGATGGTGAGGGTGAATTCCTTTCTGCTTTTGGAGTTGAAGTTAGAGAACAAATTACATTCTCTATGGCACTAAGAACATTTGAAACAGAAGTAGGTGCTGTCCTTAGCAGAGATAGACCGCTTGAAGGCGATCTTATATTCTTCCCATTTACTAAAGCTCTCTATGCAATCAAGTTTGTTAATAAAAAGCCAGTATTTTATCAGATGGGTTCACTACAATTCTACGATATTGTTTGTGAGTTGTTTGAATATTCTAATGAAATATTTAATACTGGTGTAGATGTTATTGATCAAACATATAACGCATTCTTAACAACTACAGAACCATACTACATGCAATCTGAAAGTGGTACACCAATTACAGATGAAAATGGTGATCCAATTATTACAGAAGCATATGATATTGACAAGTTAGATACTACATCACAAAACAATCTATTTGAAAGAGAAGGTTTAGATTTCCTAGACTTCACAGAAAGAGATCCGTTTAGTGAATTTGAAAGGAGAGCATAATGATTGGTAGCTCTCCATTTTATAATACATTATTTAAAAAATATGTTGTAATTTTTGGAACTTTATTTAATAATATTAAAATAGAGCGCAGAAATGAAGCTGGAGTTTTAGAACAAAATTTTAAGGTTCCAATTGCATATGGTCCTCGTGAAAAGTTTTTAGCTCGTATCCAAGATAATCCAGATGCTATAGCTCAGACGTCTATCAAGCTTCCTAGAATGGCATTTTCTATTTCCTCAATAAACTATGCGCCTAGTAGAAAATTACAAACAATAAACAAGGTTGCATCTAAAAAAGATGTTAATGGTGTTAATGTATACAGTAAGGTATATAATCCTGTTCCATACGATGTTGGATTTAGATTACAAATATTAGCAAAAACTATGGAAGATGGTCTTAGAATCGTAGAACAAATTCTTCCATATTTTACACCAGAATGGACTGTAAGTGCTAAATTGCTTGGAACTGAGTTTGATAACGTTACTGACATCCCTCTAGTATTGGATGAAGTACAAATAGAAGATCAATATGAAGATAATTTTATTGCAAGAAAAGTACTTACATTTACATTAAACTTTACCATGAAGTGTTATTTCTATGGTCCTGTTACAGAAAGTAAAATTATTAAACTTGCTACTGTTAATATCTACCCTGATACAACAGCTAATAGTATGTTGGTAACCACTACTGTAAGACCAGGATTAACTATAGATGGCGAACCAACCTCTAATGCAGATCTTTCAGTTGCACTATCACAGATTGATGAAACTGATAATTATGGATTTATTATTGATATAGTGGACAAAAATAATGGCTAAGGATATAATTTCACAAACTCTTGGTATAGAACCATTAGAACCTACATCAAAAATAACACAAGTTCTTCCTGCATTAAAAGCACAAAAGAATGATGATTATGAGTATGCTCGTAGAAATCTTTATGATATAATTGAAAAAGGTAATGATGCATTAGAACACATTGTTGATATTGCAAAACAATCTGAATCTGCTCGTGCATTCGAAGTGGTTACTAATCTTATTAAGACAATGGCAGAAACAAATAAAGATCTTTTACAATTAGCAAAAGTCCAAAAAGATCTGGAAAAAGATGATAGTGTTCCAGATAAAAATGTGACCAATAATAATTTGTTTG